AAGAGGTTGATGAAAACCTTAAAAATTCGACAACATCGTTGACAGATAATGTCAAAAACATTGGAACCGGTTTTGGTGAAGCAATTGAAGAAGTAAAAGTGTTTGGAACCGCTGCAATTGAAAACATAAAAGAAATCGATGTTGCACAAACGGCGGCAAATCAACAAAGAATTCAAGATTTAAGAAATGAAGCAACGCTTGCCATTGCCGAAAACGACAAACTTCAATTCAAATATCAACTTGCGGCTGAACGACAAAGACAAATTCGTGACGACGTAACGGCATCACTTGAAGACCGTACAAAGGCGAATAACAAACTTGGCGAAGTATTACAAGAACAATCAAAACTACAAGAAGCGAACGCACTTAAAAACTTGGAACTTGCAAATTTAGAAGCGAAAGAATTTCCAAATTCAATTGAACGAAAAACTGCGGTGATTGAAGCGGAAAAAAATCTTCTTGACGTACGGGAAAACATTGCCGGTTTTGAATCTGAACAACGTGTCAATGCTGAAGCATTAGAAATTGAAGCAATTGAACTTGTTAATTCCAAGAAGGAAGCGGAAAATTTACGTTTCATTGAAAAGAAAAGGTTCAACGCTGAAGAAATTGAAGACGAACTTCTTAAACTTCAAGCATTAAAATCGGTCGCACAACAAGAAAAAGAACTTGAAGAAACAAGACTTCAAGAACAAATCGATCGACTTGGAATCGGTACACAAGCGCGTCAAGATGCGGAACAACAACTTCTTAATTTCCGACAAGAAAAAGATTTGGAAATACAAGAACTTGATGGACAAATTGAAGATCAAAAAAAGAAAAACGAAGGCGAAGAAATCGCACGTCAAAGGGTATTACAAGAACAAAAACTTCAACTTGCAAGTGACGCCCTTGGTGGGATTGCTGAATTATTGGGGGAAAATTCCAAGGCAGGGAAGGCCGCGGCAATCGCTCAAGCAATTATAAATTCTTATCTTGGATTTACTGAAGTACTTAAAACACCGTCATCACTTCCCGAACCATTTGGTTCAATTCAAAAGGCAATATCGGCGGCGGGTATTCTTGCAAGTGGTTTAAAAACCGTCAAATCAATTGCATCAACACCGATACCCGGTGGCGGTGGTGGATCGGCTCCAAGTGCTTCGGCACCACAAGCACCGGCATTTAATGTCGTGGGCGCATCACCCGAAACACAACTTGCGACGGCGTTGGGGGATCAACAAAAACAACCGGTCAAGGCTTACGTTGTATCGGACGAAGTTACAAATGCTCAAGCAATGGATCGAAAGATTGTCAAAGGCGCATCAATTGGATAACAAAATTTTAAAAAATTTATTATATTAATATGGATATCATTGAACTTTTTATCGACGAAGAAGACGAAGTTTCTGGAATCGATGCAATAAGTGTCGTCGAAAACCCCGCAATTGAAGAAGATTTTATTGCATTAAAAAATCAAGAATTTAACCTTGCCGAAGTAGACAAGGAAAAACGAATTTTGATGGGCGCGGCACTTGTACCAAACAAACCCATATTTCGACGTTCTGGTGAAAATGAGTATTATATATACTTCAGCCGTGAAACGGTGCGTAAGGCGTCCGAATTGTTCTTTATTCGTGGCAATCAATCCCGTTCGACACTTGAACATGATATTCCGTTGAACGGACTTACCGTTGTGGAATCTTGGATCGTAGAATCCGAACAAGACAAATCACGTCAATACAATATGAATGTTCCGATCGGTACGTGGATGGTTTCCATGAAAGTATTAAACGACGACATTTGGGAAAATTACGTCAAAACGGGCAAGGTAAAAGGATTTTCAATTGAAGCATACTTCACCGACAAAATGGAACGTCCACAAGACAAGTCAGTCAAAGACGATCTTTCGGTAATTGAAGAAGAAGAAAAACAATTTATCATTTCAGAATTAAAATCCATATTGAACGAAGAAAAGGTTGAAATGGAATCATATTCCGATTATCCGGATGCGGTTTCAAACAACGCACAACGTGGAATTGATTTAAATGAAAAGAATGGAAATAAATGCGCAACCCAAGTCGGTAAAATTCGCGCCCGTCAATTAAGTCAAAATAAACCGATTTCAAAAGAAACTTTGGTTCGAATGTTTTCATATTTAAGCCGTGCGCAAGAATATTATGACGAAGGTGACAACGAAGCATGTGGAACAATATCTTATTTATTATGGGGTGGCAAAGCCGGACTTCGATGGGCAACTTCAAAAATGCGTGAACTTGATTTATTATCTGAAGAATTAAAAGAACCATGTCAAAAAGGATATGAAATGATTGGTTTTAAAACAAAGAACGGACGTCGTGTCCCTAATTGCGTACCCGAAGAATAATGTCAACAACAAAAAACACATCATATAAAGTTCACGTACACCACACCGATCAATCGGAAGTTGATTCTGTTAATATTGAAAACGGTGCAATGCTTCACACAAATGATGCGTTGTATATGGGTCACAATAACGAAAACGTGATTGTTTATCCCCAAGGTGGTGTCAATTCATTAGGTTGGGCAAGATATGATGACACCGAATATGTTGGTGAATCCGACACATTATCTTTGGCCGATGGGGTTGAGGTAGTAATGCCAAACAATGCCGGAAATGTCATTAAAAGTGGTGTCAATGATTTTTACAATGGGTCAACAAAAAAGATTCTTGGATTAAATGATAATGACGTATATATCACAACCGTTGTTTTTAAAACAAAAAGTCCAAACGCAAATCAAACGCATTTAGATTTAAGGTTTGTTGGGGACGGTGAAATTGAAAGGATCCATAAAATTATTGTATACCACAAAGGAAACGACACCATTCAAAACGAACACGAAGTTTTTCAATATTATACAGATTCAAATTTTGTACAAAATGGGGTTGAAATTAGAATCATGGCTCATGGGGGTAATGCTGAAATTTGGGATGTCATTTATTTTATACAACGAACACAAAATGCAGATTTAAGCTAATGAAATACAACGTCCCATCACACGATCAACGTGCATGTTTATGCCGTGACGGATCATATTCAAGAAAATGTTGCGATCAAGAAGATTATTTCGCTCAAGGTATTGGAAGCATTCACCAAGGTGAAACCGATTCCGCGGGAACAATTACACAAGTCGACAACACAAGAACAATAACAAGATCAAACGGTTAAAAATACAACAAACCTTAATTTTAATTATTAAATAAATATGAATTCAAATGTTATGATAAATCAAATCAAAACTTTACTTGGAATGGAAACAACACTTGCCCAAGTAAAACTAGAGAACGGGACGGTCATTGAGGCCGAAGAAATGGTCGAAGGAAAAGAAGTTTTCATTGTGACCGAAGAAGAACGTATTGCAATGCCGGTGGGTGAATACCAACTTGAAGACGGACAAGTTTTAACCGTTGAAGAAGAAGGAATCATTGCGTCCGTTGGTGCAAAAGAAGAAGCACCGGAAGAAGAAGTTGAAGCCGAAGTTGCTGAAGACTTATCTGAAGAAGTTACTGAAGAAGTGACTGAAGAAAATCTTGAAGAAGAAAAAGAAGAAATGAATTACGCGACAAAAGAAGAACTTGCCGAAGTTAAATCAATGATTGAAGACATCAAGGCAATGATTCAAAAAGAAGAAATGTCGGAAGAACCACAAGAAGAAGTAAAAGAAGAATTGTCCGCAGTTGAAAAGGTTACACACAACCCCGAAACCGAAGACAAGAAAATGAATTTCTTATATGGTCAATCACGTCCACAAAATACATTGGATCGTGTAATGAAAAAAATATCACAAATCAACAAATAAATTTTAAAATAAATAAATTATGAGTACAACAACAAGTTTAACGACTAGTTATAGTGGTGCCGGCGGAAAAGAATATATTGCCGCAGCACTTTTATCGGGATCAACAATCGAAAATGGTTTAATTACAGTAAAACCAAACGTAAAACACAAAGAAGTTTTGAAAAAAGTTTCTACTGACGCAATCTTAAAGGATGCATCTTGTGATTTTACTGCGACATCAACATTGACATTGACAGAAAGAATCATTGAACCAAAGGAATTGAAAGTCAATTTACAATTATGTAAGGCGGATTTTAGAGGGGATTACGAAGCGATTGACATGGGAATGAGCGCACATGATTCACTTCCACCAAATTTTGCTGACTTCTTGATCGGACACGTTGCCGGAAAAGTTGCACAAAGAATCGAACAAAACATTTGGGCGGGTGATGCTTCAACAAGTGGTGACTTCGATGGGATTTCAACACTTATCGCAGCGGACGCACTTCTTCCAAGTGGACAAGAAATTGCAGGGACAACGGTAACGGCTTCAAATGTGATCGCACAATTGGGAAGTATTGTTGACGCAATTCCTTCAAGTTTATACGGAAGTGAAGATTTAAACATATACGTTTCACAAAACATTGCACGTGCTTACGTGCGCGCCCTTGGTGGTTTTTCAGTAGCAGCGACATCAAACGCTGGTGTTGGATCACAGGGAACGCAATGGTGGAATGGTGGTGCATTATCATTTGACGGGGTAAAAATCGCAATTGCGAATGGACTTGCAGATGACACGGCAATCGCGGCAGAGAAGTCAAATTTATTCTTTGGAACCGGGATTCTAAATGACACGAATCTCGTGAAAGTTTTGGATATGTCCGACTTAGACGGAAGCGACAATGTTCGTGTAATCATGAAAATGACCGGAGGCGTGCAGTATGCAATCGCTGAAGACATTACAACGTACGGAATCACAAATTCCGCAAACTAAGAATAACTAATCAACGAAAAGGGGTGGGCGATCCAAACGGTTCATCCGCCCTTTTTTTTATAAAAAAATATAAATATGGCTTGCGATTTAAGTTTAGGAAGAAAGGTTCCATGTAAAGACGTTGTTGGCGGGATTAAGGCGGTTTATTTCATCGATTACGGTGATATATCAATCACTTACGATTCGACGGACACG